CGAGATACTGGAAACGCAACTTTTGCAGGGGATGTAGCCATAAGTAACAATACAGCAACACTAACCTTAAAAACTGCTGCTGAACCTACAAATTATAATGCAGATATAAGTGTTTCATATAGTGATACTATACCTTTTGTTATAAGCACAAAAAGAGCAGGAATTTCAAGAACAATTTCAAGACGTGGCGAAAATCTTAGCATATTTCCAGAAGGAGGCAACGTAGCAGTAGGAATAATTTTGCCTGAAGGTAAATTTGATGTAGTTGATGGTAATGCTAAAATGATATTTAAGGCAGGTAGTAGTGATAGACCTTATTTACAGTTAAGACACGATGCAGTTCCTGTTGATGGAGAAGAACTAGCTATTTTAGATTTTGCAGGTTTTAACGATGCGAGTCAAGATGTTCGTTATGGTATTATTATAGGAAAAGCAGAAGATGTTACTGATGGAAGTGAAGATGGTTCAATGTCATTTCTTACAATGAAAGCAGGAACAGCTACTAACACTATGACTTTAAGAAGTGGTAATGTTGGTATAGGCGGACAAACTGCTCCATCTCAAGCATTAGACGTTAGTGGTAAAATAAGATTAACAGATGACTTACAACTAGATTCAATTAATCCAAGAATAGATTTTGATAACGGTTCTAATGGTTCAATAAGGTTTTTCTCACAATCACAAAACGCAACTAAATTAACTTTATCGTCTGTAGGAACATTAACTGTTGCAGGAGGAATAGTTGCAGTACAATCCACGACTAATGATTATAGGTCTAGTAGTGATTGGTACGGTACAAGCAGTGGTTTTTGGGATTTTAGAAGAATATCTGATGGAGCATCTAGAATGCGTATTTTAGCAAACGGAAATGTCGCAATTAACGATTTAAATCCAACTGCAAAATTTGTAATACGAGATTCTGCGGCTTTAGAACAACGTATAATCCAATCGTCAAACGGAACAACTGTTTTAAGAAGGGATGGAGCAGTTAGTTATTTATTAAGCGAATCAGGTGGAACAACTTCTAGAGAATTAGTTTTAGGAGGTCAGACTTCAGCAGGGGGTACTATTGTTGAAAGGATGCGAATAGCGAGTGCAGGTAATGTAATAATTAATTATACTGCTACAGGTGGTGTGACAGACCCTGTAAATAGTAAGTTTACAGTTGGAACACAGCCTCCTTATAATATAGCAAATGCTGATGTTGAGCCTACAACAGCTATGTTTGTTTCTGATAAAATGACTAATAATGGATATAATTCTATATTACAATTAGTATCTGTTAGAACTTCTTTAACATCTGGACAAAATTCTAATGGGTATTTAGGGTTTTCTACAGTTGACAATTCTAATGCTCAAGGTGTTATTGATGCAGGTAGAATAGCTATTGTTAATGAAGCAGGATCAGGAAGAAATTCAGCTACTGCTTTAGGGTTTTGGACTAATACAGGTGGAACAAAAGGAAATGCTGCTTTAGAAAGAATGCGTATAACATCTGCAGGTAATGTTTTAATTGGTCATTCAAGCACAAATCCTACAAGTGGAGTTTCAATTTTAGATACTAATGCTGGTGCTTATATTATGACTGACCATTTAAATGGAACTTCTAGTGGAACTGCATTTGCTATATTTAGATATAATCAAAGTCAAATCGGTTCAATAACACAAAATGGAACTTCTGCTGTTCAATTTAACACTTCTTCAGATTATAGATTAAAAGAAGATTTACAAGATTTTGCAGGATTAGATATGGTTTCTAAAATACCTGTTTATGACTTTAAATGGAAAACAGATGAAAGTAGAAGTTATGGAGTTATGGCTCACGAACTTAAAAAAGTATTGCCACAAGCAGTGTCAGGAGACAAAGATGCTAAAGAAATGCAATCAGTAGATTATAGTAAAATAGTTCCTTTATTAGTTAAATCAATACAAGAACTAAAAGCAGAAATAGAATTATTAAAAAAATAAACAACAATTAAAAATAAAACAATGACAACAACTTACACATGGGATTGCAAAGTGGTGGATGTTCACCCAACAGAAGGATCTAACACAGATGTGGTTTACAACGTAAACTGGAGACTGAATGGAGTTTCTGATGAAAAAGATTCACAAGGAGATTTTTATCAATCAGGAGTTTATGGAACTCAAATTGTTCCAGCACCGGCTGCAGGAGCATCATTTATACCTTTCGCCGATTTGACGAACGATATAGTAACTGGATGGACTAAAACAGCAATGGGTGACGCAAAAGTAGCAGAACTAATAGCTATGGTAGAGGCTCAAATAGTTTTACTTATAACTCCAGTTTCAGTAACAATGACTGTAGGAGCTTAAATAGTAAAAAAAATGAGTAACTATATTATTAAGTAATAACAATTAAATCAAATAAAATGAGTAAAGAACAGAAAATTACAGAAGAACAATTAAAAACTATTTTAGATTCTCAAAAAGAACTAAACGCAACATTAACTAACGTAGGTATTTTATCAGCACAAAAGTATCAATTAACTGAAAAGGCTATTGAAGAAGGTAAAAAGATGGAAGAGTTTAAAGCTGAGCTTGAAAAAGAATACGGTAAAGTAAATATCAATTTAAAAGATGGTACTTACGAAGTTATAGAAGACGAAGACGAAGCATCTGCTGAGTAATGACTTCTATAATAAGAAAAATCAGTATAGGTGCTGATTATAAGTCTGACGCTATGCATTACGCAGTAGGGCAACAGGTTTATGGTGGGCATGAAATATCTCATATTTTACATGAAGACTCTGACAGTTCTTATAATATATTTATCAAAAAAAACAATGAAGTATTGCCGTGGAAGAAATTTAATTCTAACATGGCTATATCTCTTGAATATGATTTAGAATATTAATGAAAGGTATGTTTGACTTTATCATACAACCACTAGGTGACGAGTATGATAATGAAATTAAAGTAGGTAATAAATCTTTAGTTCTTAACACTAAAATAGAAAGTTATAAATCAGTAAACAACTTAGCTGTTGTTATTGACACACCTAAAGCTTATAAAACTCCTATTAAAAAAGGAGATATAATAGTTATACATCATAATGTGTTTAGAACATTTTATGACATGAAAGGTGCTAGGAAAAAAAGTAGATCTTTTTTTAAAGATAATTTATATTTTTGTCAGATGGATCAGGTTTATTTATATAAAAGAGACACTAAGTGGAAATCGTTTGGAGACAGATGTTTTATAATGCCACTTAAAAGTGATAATTCTCTAACGCTTGATAAAGAGCAAAAGCTTATTGGCATATTAAAAATAGGTAATAGTTCGTTAGAAGCGCTTAAAATAAGTCCTGGAGATCTTGTAGGTTTTAAACCATACGGTGAATGGGACTTTATAGTAGACGATCAACGTCTTTATTGTATGAAATCTAATGATATTGTTATAAAGTATGAATACGAAGGAAACGAAGAAGAATATAATCCAAGCTGGGCACGTAGCTGTTGAAGAACTTATTAAAGTTGCTAAAGAAGCTATTGTAGATTCAGACGATGATATATCAGCTGACAGACTTAAAAACGCTGCTGCTACAAAAAAACTAGCTATATTTGATGCTTTTGAAATACTTAACCGTATTACGCTAGAGCAAGAAATGCTAGAGGACAAACCTAAAGAAGTTAAAAAAGAAGTTACGTTTCGTGGCTTTGCTGAAGGGAGATCTAAATAATGTACGAGCAAACTTTATATAAAGTATTAAAAGATCACGTTAAACCTAAAGTTCTTAAACGAATGAATAGGTATAAAAAATGGGATTATGGATACAACGAAGAGCATGATATAGTTGTTATATCAAGAACTGGAGAAATAGGTGATATATATGAGATACAAAATCTTAAAATAGCTTTACCTAAATCTAAAGAAGTTCATAAATTTGAAAACAATAGATGGACTAGATTTGATTATCCTAAAATATTAAAAAAAATAAAAACAGTCTTTGATTGGAGAGAATATCCAGAAGACTTTAAAGAAAAATATTACGACTACATAGATAATGAGTTTACACGTCGCGAAGAAGGTTTTTGGTATATCAATAAAGGTATACCTACTTATCTCACTGGTACTCATTACATGTATTTACAATGGTCTAAGATTGATGTAGGTCAACCAGATTTTAGAGAATCAAATAGATTATTTTTTATATTCTGGGAAGCTTGTAGAGCTGATACTAGATGTTATGGTATGTCTTACTTAAAAAACAGAAGATCAGGTTTTTCTTTTATGGCATCTGGAGAATGTGTTAACATGGCAACAATTTCAACTGATGCTAGATTTGGTATATTATCTAAATCTGGTGCTGATGCTAAAAAAATGTTTACAGACAAGGTTGTTCCTATATCTGTTAATTATCCTTTCTTTTTTAAACCAATACAGGATGGTATGGATCGTCCTAAAACAGAACTAGCTTATCGTGTACCGGCATCAAAATTTACAAGAAGATCAATTACTTCTACAGAAAAACTAGAGGATCTTGCAGGACTAGATACAACTATTGATTGGAAAAATACTGGAGACAATGCTTATGACGGTGAAAAGCTAAAACTATTAGTTCATGATGAAAGTGGTAAATGGGAAAGACCAAACAATATATTAAATAATTGGAGAGTTACAAAAACAACCCTTAGATTAGGATCAAGAATTATTGGAAAATGCATGATGGGATCAACGTCAAATGCTTTAGACAAAGGAGGAAGAAACTTTAAAAAACTATATGATGATTCAGACGTTACCAAAAGAAACGCAAACGGACAGACTCGTTCGGGACTCTATTCTTTGTTCATTCCTATGGAATGGAATTACGAAGGATACATCGATTCTTATGGCTTTCCTGTCTTCGACACCCCAAAAGTACCAGTATTCGGACCTCATGGAATGCCAATCAAAATCGGTGTTATCGAATATTGGGACAATGAAGTTGAAGGATTAAAAGAAGATCAAGACGGTTTAAACGAATTTTATAGACAATTTCCACGTACTACTAAGCATGCGTTTAGAGATGAGTCTAAGATGTCTTTATTTAATTTAACTAAGATTTATCAACAAGTAGATTTTAATGAAGATTTAAAAAATACACTACCAATAACACAAGGTAGTTTTCAATGGGAAAATGGAGAGAAAGATACTAAAGTTATATTTGTGCCAAATAAAACTGGTAGATTTATGGTATCATGGGTTCCACCAGTACAATTACAAAACAGAACAGTAACAAAAAATCATAAGAAATATCCAGGTAACGAGCATTGTGGTGCTTTTGGATGTGATCCATATGATATATCAGGAACAGTTGATAAAAGAGGTTCTAATGGATCTTTACATGGTTTAACTAAGTTTAGCATGGAAGATGTTCCTCCAAATCATTTCTTTTTAGAATATATAGCTAGACCACAAACAGCTGAAATATTTTTTGAAGATGTACTTATGGCTTGCGTATTTTATGGTATGCCAATATTAGCAGAAAATAACAAACCTAGATTATTATATTATTTCAGACGTCGAGGTTATAGATCATACTCTATGAATAGACCTGATAAAAAATATAATAAATTATCTGTTACAGAAAGAGAAATAGGTGGAATACCTAATTCAAGTGAAGATATTAAACAAGCACACGCGGCAGCAATAGAATCTTACATAGAACATTTTGTAGGATTAAAAGAAACAGGCTATGGAGATGTATATTTCCAAAGAACTTTAGAAGATTGGGCTAGATTTAATATTAATAATAGAACCTCTCACGATGCTTCTATTAGCTCAGGGTTAGCTTTAATGGCTTGCAACAAGCATAGATATGCTCCAAGCAATAAAATTAAATTAGAACCTGTAGATTTAGGTATAAAAAGATATAACAACAAAGGAACCACATCAAAAATAATAAGTTAAATGAATATATATACTAACACCAATAGCGCCTTTCCTAGTCAAGTGGTTAGCGATGCAGAAAAAGCAAGCTTAGAATATGGGAGTCAAGTTGCTATGGCAATTGAATACGAGTGGTTTGGTCAAGGCAGAACTAACGGTAATAGATATTTAACTAATTGGAATAGTTTTCACGAACTAAGGTTATATGCTCGTGGTGAACAATCTCCACAAAAATACAAAGATGAGTTATCTATTAATGGTGATTTATCTTATCTTAATTTAGACTGGCAACCAGTTCCAATTTTATCTAAATTTGTAGATATAGTTGTAAACGGTATATCACAAAAAAGTTACGATATAAAAGCTTATGCTCAAGATCCAAATTCAGTAAAGAAAAGAACAGATTACGCTTCTCGTATTTACGAAGATATGATGGGTCAAGAATATTTAAAAGACTTAAAACAAACTTTAGGTATAGATTTATATCAAAGTCCTGATCCTAGCACTTTACCAGAATCTGAAGACGAATTAGAGCTTCATATGCAATTAAGCTACAAGCAATCAATTGAAATAGCAGAAGAAGAAGTTATATCATCTGTTCTTGCTCAAAACAAATATGATCTAATTAGACGTAGACTTAACATGGACTTAACTGTTTGTGGTATTTCTGCAGCTAAAACTGATTTTAATACATCTGAAGGTGTTACGGTTAAGTATATTGATCCAGCTTATATGGTTTATTCATATACAGAAGATCCAAACTTTGAAGATATATACTATGTTGGTGAAGTTAAATCAATAACTATAGCAGAACTTAAAAAAGAATTTCCTGATACTACTGATGAAGAGCTAGAAAGAATTCAAAGAATGCCGGGCAATAGTCAATACACAACTGGTTACGCAAACTCTGATAATAACACAGTGCAAGTTTTGTACTTTGATTATAAAACTTATCATAATCAAGTATTTAAAATAAAGTATACTGATCAAGGGTTGATGAAAGCTTTAGAAAAACCAGATTCTTTTAATCCACCAGAGAATGATAGTTTTGAAAGAGTATCAAGATCTATTGAAGTATTATACAACGGAGCAAAAGTACTAGGAACTAATACAATTTTAAAATGGAAACTAGCAGAGAACATGTCTAGACCATTAGCAGATACTACTAAAGTAGAAATGAATTATGCTATTTGTGCACCAAGAATGTACAAAGGTAGAATAGAATCTCTTGTAAGTAAATGTGTTGGTTTTGCTGATATGATTCAATTGACTCATTTAAAGCTACAACAAGTAATGTCTAGAATGGTACCAGATGGTGTTTATTTAGATATGGATGGTTTAGCAGAAGTTGATTTAGGTAATGGCACAAACTATAATCCAGCCGAAGCATTAAATATGTATTTTCAAACTGGTTCTATTGTAGGTAGATCACTTACACAAGATGGTGAAATGAATGCTGGTAAAGTTCCAATACAAGAACTTAATAGTTCTAGTGGTCAACAAAAAATAGCAAGTTTAATCCAAACTTATCAATATTACTTACAAATGATAAGAGACGTAACCGGGCTTAATGAAGCTCGTGATGGAAGTACTCCAGATAAACAAACGTTAGTAGGATTACAAAAGATAGCAGCTAACGCATCTAACGTAGCAACTAGACACATAAAGCAAGCTAGTTTGTTTTTAACTCTTAGAATAGCAGAAAATATAGCTTTAAAAATAGCAGACGCACTAGAGTTCCCGCTTACTGAAAACGCTTTAGTTAATTCTATATCTACTTACAATGTTAAAACATTAAAAGAGATTGTTAATTTAAACTTACATGACTTTGGTATATTCTTAGAATTAGAACCAGATGAAGAAGAGCAACAACAGTTAGAACAAAACATTCAAGTAGCTTTACAAAGCGGTGGTATTGATTTAGAAGATGCTATAGATTTAAGACAAATTAAAAACCTTAAACTAGCTAACCAAATGCTTAAGATTAAACGTAAAGCTAAAGGTAAGCAAGAACAAGAAAACCAACAAGCTAATATTAAGGCTCAAGCAGAATCACAAGCTGATGCGGCAGAGAAAATAGCAATGTCAGAAGTTCAAAAGCAAGAAGCTATTTCTGGATCTAAAGTTCAATACGAACAAGCAAGATCACAAATGGAAATACAACGTATGCAAACAGCTGCTCAACTAGAGCAACAAAAAATGCAAGCTCAGTTTGAATTTGATACGCAACTAAAGCAAATGGATATGGATGCTACGGGAAAAAAAGAAAAAGAAATAGAGGACAGAAAAGACAAGCGTATTAAAATGGAAGGTAATCAACAGAGCGAAATGATAACTCAAAGAAAAGATAACTTACCACCTATAGATTTTGAATCAAAAGATATGACGCAATTGTTGCCAAGTATCTAATTTTAATTATTTAATTATATTATATTATGTCAGAAACAAAAACAAATGAACCTGTTAAACAGGAAGGAGACTTTAAAATTAAGTCTAAAAAGAAAACACCTAAGCAATTAGGCAACAAAACTCAAGAAATAATAAAAGTAAGCATTAAAGAACCTTTAGTAGATGTTCCAGATAAAGTTACAAAAGTAACTATACCTAGCGAAGCTTTGAAAAAACAAGAACCAGATGCCATTCAAATCGGAGAAACAGAAAAAGTGGATGTGGACAAACAAACCAGAGATAGCTCTAAGGTGGACGAACAAGTACAAGAGTCCGGCAAAGATGTTAAAGAGTTTAAAGCAATCCAAGAAGTAACTGAAAAGGCTACTAAAAAAGTTGTTAAAGAAGTCAAAGAAGCTATTAGAGATGAAAAAGTATTAGGTAAACCTTTACCTGAGAACATTGAAAAACTAGTTGATTTCATGGAAGAAACTGGTGGAACTATAGAAGATTATACAAGACTTAACGCTGATTACTCAAGCGTTGATGACAATACTTTATTAAAAGAGTATTATAAAAAAGCAAAACCTCATTTAAACGAGGAAGAAAT